GGGGCGCTGAGCCGCGATCCGCGAAATACTGCCGATTTTGCCAGTGCAACAGGGGTCAACCTACGCAATCCCTCCGCAATTCCTACGCAATGGAGGTATAGCACCACTGGCTATCCGATTGACCACGTTGAAGTTTTTGATCGCCGGACCTCCACAAACGGAAAAAAGAAAAACTCCGCGTGTATAGTGCTTTTTACTTAATCCCTTTTTACTCCTCTCGCGCGGAGTTTCTGTTTATTGGGATAAGGATAGTAAAAACACCCGTTCAGCCCGCACCAGCACTGGAAAGCTGGTTCCCAAAATCGCGTTTATTGCGTAGGGATTGTGTAGCGATTGCGTAGGTCATCGGTCAAACTTTGAGCAGATTTTCACTTTTTCCTGCGAAATGGGAAATCCCATAACGGAAAACGGCGACCCCGAAGGACCGCCGCCATAATTACCCGCCTACCACTGTTAAAGTTCGGTCTCCTCCTCGAAGTCGTCACCACCCTGATACCCTTTAAACAGGTGGTGAACCTTTTCGCGATCGATCACCATGTCGCCCCGAGCATCGGTTTTGACAAACGGGGAACCATGCTTCGAGTAAACCACCGTGATACGACCCTCGATAAAGAATCGGTCGCGAATCAGGTAGCCCATCTTCGTCATGTAAGTGGCCTGCGATTTGGTTTTCACGTCATCCAGACCGTCGAAATCCTGCAGCGCCTCTTTCAGCCTGGACGTTACGATCAGGTCCTTAGTAACACCGGTTGTTTTACCGGCCTTAATCACTTCCTCCACGCATGACATCCAATCCGGCTTAGACATGCGAATCATGCTGGCGCGGGCTTTGGTGATCGGTGCCTTGCTTTTCGGGTTGAAGTCAGGGCTGAGCTTGTAATCGAGGAACCATTTACGCAGACCGCCCGGGGACATCTCCAGCGCCTGATACAGTTTTTCGTAATAGTCCTCATTGGCCTGCTCGAACTCGTCCAGCGCCTCGCGGCTTTGCCACTGGCTGCTGAGCACCAGATAGCGACGGTCGTTGTCGTCGATTGGCAGCGCATCGTTGAAGTTCGTAAAGAGCAGGTAGTTGGTGGTGTTCTTCGCCGTGTACTGGTCCTTGCCCTTCGCGTGCACCTCGATGTGGTCGTTGGTGATCTGGTCTTTCAGGTTGTTCAGGATCTCGAAACGGTTATGCCCAGCCAGGCGCACCTCCTCGATAGCCGTCACGCACTGGCCCACCGCCCATCCGTTGAAGTCGCCTTCCAGCGATTTGGCTTTCATCACGCGGACGTTAGCCATGCCCATCACCGTTTCCAGCAGGCAGCGGAAGAAGGATTTTCCGTCACCCTGAGTACCCTGCAGCAGCACCGCATAGTTAACGCGGCGACCCGGGTTTTGCACCACGTAGGCCAGCCAGTCGAGGAACATTTCCGCTTCGCGCTCGTCCGGCAGCAGGTGTTTGACATGCTGCTTCACACGGCGCACGGCGATCTTGTCCTTCGGCGTCAATTCGTCGGACGCCATCGGCACCAGGTCCTCGCGGTAGGAGTTCGCATAAACCTTGCCGTCCTCGCGATACAGGTTACCGGCACCCGGCTCATAACGGACGCCGTTGACGACTTTGATTTCGTAGAAGTCGAGCGCTGCTGCGCCAGCGGTACCGATGTCCACGCCACGGTTTTCTTTCAGGCTTTTCACGTACCGGTTAAAGTTCGCGTTGAAGCCGGTGATGCTTACCACGTGGTCGAAACCTGCTTTCACGAAGTTATCGCTGGAGTCGTCGAACACCCAGCCGGTCAACCATTTCGGCAGAGTCTCGCGATTGAGTTCATAGGCCAGCGCCTTGCGCACATCCGGCACGCTGATGGTCGCGGGCTTAATGCTCTTTTCGTCGATGCCCATTTTGGTCTGCTCGCGGCGGCTGGCAGTCTGGTACGCATCGCGGGCGATCGCTTCCAGTGAGCGGCGGGCCATGATGTCCAGGTCAGCACGCTTCACCTTTTTGGCGACCTTGCCCCACTCCTGCAGTGACCGGCAATCCATGAAGTCGCTGGACAATTCCAGCAGTAGCTTCGCGGTAAACTCGGTCTCCGCGTCACGCGCGTATTTGTAGATCGTGCGTGCGGTGATTGGCGTCTGGCGCTTATTGTGGTGGTCGAAAGAACGCCATTTTTTCTTAGACTCGCGCGGGTCGAACTTCTCGGCGGCTTCGCCCCATTCGTCCCATAACTCCAGCCCCTGGTCTGATCCACCGAACTGGTGATACAGCGCCATACCGATATTCAGCCAGATGTCGTAATCGGCCTCGTTATTCGGGATGGAGAGCAGGACTTTGCGCAGGTCGTCGATCTCAACGTCCAGCGGTGGCATTAGCACATCGCGGTCCCAGGAATCATCGTCATCTGGGTCGTCGTCGCCAGTGTAAACGGCGCGCTGCAGGGTCTGGCCTGACTTGCGCTCCCATCCGGCGTTTGCCGCCATCTCGTCGAACTTGTCGATGATCTCGCGGGCCATCTCGATGGTGAGCAGCGGCAGGTCGGAAACAGGAATATCCAGCGGACTTTTGCCGACCCACTCATACGGGCGCTTCGTGTCTTTGTGAATACCGAAAGCAACGAACTGCTGGCCTTCACCGAGAACTTCAACCGCGTGGGTTAATCCGAAGTCGGGATCTTCCCAAACACTCGATTTCAGTTTTCGGAATGGTTCATCGACCCGGAAAAGCAGAAGCGCTTTCGGACGTTTCCCGTAGCGAAGTGGCTCGGAAACTCCGTATTCTTCTTCAATCCAGGCCAGCATTTCAGCCGCAACATCGTCATCCAGGCAGTCGATGTCCACCGCTGGCGTATGCGCGGTCACGATCCCTACGCCGCAATCCCCTTTATCGTCATCCAGCCAGGTGCGAAGCATCCGCTGATCAGCTGTGATTTTCTGCCATCCGTCAATAAACGGGCGTTTCTCGCCGCGCAGGATCGGGGTGATGTTGTACCCGTTTTCCAGCAGCAGCCCGCCGACTTCTTTTAAGGTGGTCTGACTCATTGCAAATCCTTATTCGAAGTTTGTTTCCGGGGAGACCAGGCATTCCCAGCGAACGACATCGCGGCCCACCAGACGCTCGATTTCCTTCGCGCGATTGACCGGCACTGTCCCCTGGCGTTTCCAATAGCCGAAAACAAACGGTGTTAATTCCAGCTTCTCCGCCAGCCCCTGCAGGTTGCAGGATGAACTGGCATGGCAGGCGGCGACGTTTAGCAGAAAGTCCAGACGCTCCGTTTTACTGCCTTTGTTGTACCACTTTGGCACTTGCATTCGGTTCTCCTTATAGTAGGTATATCGCGTGAAGCATACATTGGCCCACATCTACCGTCAATGTTGATTCAACGTATTGTACGAAACGCATTGACCTGAAAAAAGTTTAAAAAAATTCTTCACTGGGTATTGACGGGTACCTTAGAAGCATGTAAATTTCATCTCAACGGCGGGGGACTGGCCCTCACCGTCAAACTAAAAATCTGCTTACAGGAGCATCAAAATGTCTTTAGAACAAAAAATCGAAGCGCTGACCGTTGAAATCGTTTCTCTGAAAGAAGTTATCGCAGGCATCATCGCTAACGGCGGTTCTGCTGCTGCCGGTTCTGCCACCGAAACCAAAGGCGCTGCTAACAAGGGTGCTGCAGGTAAAGGCGCAGCGGGCAAAGGCGGCGCGGGCAAGAAGGAAGAAGATAAACCGACTTCCGTTCACACCCTCGCTGAACTGCAGAAAGTCCTGGGCGATTACAAAGATGTATTCGGCCTGCCTGCAGCTAAGAAACTGCTGCCGGACCTGGGTTATGAAAACTCCAAAGCTGTACCGGCTGACAAAATCGACGAAGTGTTTGACCACGTAAGCGGTCTGCTCGAAGCCGAAGCCAACAAAGGCGGCGAAGATCTGTAATGTCCCGCGGGGTGACGCTTGAGCAGCTACTGAGTGAACATCGTGACCACTCAATATTTGCTCCGTCAGGCGCATCCCGCTGGCTCGGTTGTCCGGGGTCACTGGTTCCGAACCTACTGGCCCCGGACAATTCCGGGTACGACGCAGCGCTCGGCACGGTAGCCCACGGCGTTGCGGAAGAATGGCTGACCACCGGGAAGCGGCCTAAACACCGCGTCGGGGATGTTGAGTGGATCATCAACGGCGGCAAGCTGTATCAGATTGAAATCGACCTCGAAATGCTGGACTTCGTAGAGCGCTACGTTGACTGGTGCCTGATGGTCGATGGCGAAATGTACATCGAACGCAAAGTCGATTTTTCCGTCTTAACCCCCATCCCTAACCAGACCGGCACATCGGATTGCATCGTAATCCAACCGCGCAGGCTGGTTGTCAGCGACCTCAAATACGGCAAAGGCGTCCAGGTTTACGCGGAAAACAACCCGCAGGGACTCCTTTACGCATACGGGGCATTTCTGGAGTTCGACTGGTTATACGGCTTCGAGGAAATCGAAATCCGTATCTGCCAGCCGAGGCTTGAGCACTTCGATTCATGGATCATCACCCGCGAGGATTTGCTGGCTTTCGGGGAATACGTTAAAGAGCGTGCTGCGCTTGCCTGGTCACTCGACGCGCCTCGCGTTGCTGGCAGCAAACAATGCACGTTCTGCCGCGTAAAAGCCGATTGTCCGGCGATGGCGAAGATGGCCCACGATGTAACCCGTCTGATGTTCGCGGACGAGTTCGAACTGCAGGCCGACGAGATTACCGATCTGAGGCAGAGTATTCGCGACGGCGGATTCGATATTGACCCGCCAGCACCAGGGAAACTCAATACCTCCGAACTGGCGAGTATCGTCAAATTCAGAAAGGCAGTTGAAGCGTGGTTTAAGACCGTGGAAGTGGAACTCTGGCGGCGCGCCTGCGAAGGGCAAACCGTTCCGGGTTACAAGCTGGTGGAAGGCCGTAGTAACAGGGCCTGGAAATCCGAGTCAGCGGCAGAACGGCTCCTGCTGGATAAAGGCGTCGATTCAACCGACTTGTACACGGTGAAAATGGTTTCTCCAACGCAGGCCGAATCGTTATTGAAAAATAATGGTTACAAAGCGAAAGAGTTACCTGATATTCTGCAGAAACTGGTAACGAAGCCCCCGGGCAAACCGTCGCTGGTACCGCTGCATGACAAGCGGCCTCCAATATCCACGACCATCCGCCAGATGTGGGATGACGAGGAAGAAGAAGGCGAAGAAGATTAACCGAATTAGGAATTACGAAAATGGCTTTAGAAATTGCGAAACGTGGTAAAAACTTTGTTCTGTACACCGACAACACGCTGAAAATTCTTCGTGTTCGCGCCTCCTTCGTCCACCTGGATGAACCGTGGGCCAATAAGCCAACCGACACGCCGAAATATGGCTGTGCCGCTTTGCTGCCGAAAGACACGCACCAGGAAGTCTACGACCTGATCGAGTCTCTCTGCCGCAAGATGCCGGAAGATAAAAACGTCCGCGTATCTAAAAAAGACTGGTTTATCAAAGACGGTGACGATTCGAAGTATGAAAACGAATATGGTCATTGGACTTTCAACTCGACCGAAACCCGTAAGCCGCCGGTCTACTACAAAGACGGCTCGCTGATCGCGGATAAGGACATCGCAGAAGAAATTCAGTCCGGCATGGTCATCGACATCATCATTCAGCCGTGGGTCCAGAACAACGACCACGGTACCAAAGTTAACGCGAGCCTGCGCTCCGTTCGCTTCCGTGAAGATGATGGCACCCGCTACGGTGGCGCGCCGGTCGATGTTTCCGGTGCGTGGGACGACGAAGAAGATTTCGACGACGACGAGCAGGAACTGTAAGCAGTAACATTAAGCCAGTAGCCCGTCCCTCATTAGGGCGGGCTTTTTTTTCAGCAGTAAAAACTAAACGCTCCACGCGAGGATAAAAGACAATGGCATACAAACCACCGCGCCGCCCCCTGGTCACGCTCGACCTGGAGGTGTACCGCAATTATTTCCTGTTCATGGTCAAGGATTTCAAGACCCGGCGGGTAATCTTCTCCGAGCAGCACAACATCAAAGAAGGCTCCGGCCTCGACATCGATCGCATCAAGCACCTGCTGCGCAAATACACCACGGTTACCTTCAACGGCAACGGCTACGACATGCCGATGCTGGCGCTGGCGCTGCAGGGTGCCAACTGCCGGAAACTCAAAGAAGCGTCCGACCACATCATCCAGCACCGCCTCAAGCCGTGGGATTTCCGTGACATCTACGAAGCCGAGATCCCTGGCTACGTTGACACCATCGACCTGATGGAAGTCGCCCCGGGTGATGGCGGACTCAAGCTGTACGGGGGCCGTGTCCATTCTCGCTGGATGCAGGACCTGCCGATCGAGCCGGACGAGCTTATCACCGCCAGCGTGATTCCGCTTATGCGCCGGTACTGCTCGAACGATAACGAGGTGACCATCGATCTCTATGAGGCAATGGTCGAAAAAATCGAACTGCGCTATGACATGTCAGAGCAGTATGGGGTGGACCTCCGCAGCAAATCGGATGCCCAAATCGCGGAGGCCGTTATTATCGGCACCCTCGCGAAGATGCGTGGATGCCGACCATACGACATCAAAAAGCCTCGCGTGCCTGCAGGTACCAAATACCGCTACAACATCCCGGCGTTTATCAGTTTTCAGACTCCCGAAATGCAGGAGATTCTCGAACTGGTGCGCAACGCCTGGTACATCGTTAAAGACGACGGCTCGTTTGACATCCCGGCGGAACTGGACAAATTAATCCCGCTCGGCTTCGGCACCTACAAGCTGGGCAACGGTGGCCTGCACTCCTCTGAAAAGCGTCAGGTCATCATTCGCGAGGCCGACGAGATTCTGGTAGACCGTGACGTTGCCAGTTACTACCCGATGATTATTCTGATCCTGAAACTGTTCCCGAAACACCTCGGTGAAGCATTCCTGGAGGTATACCGCGGGATCGTTGAGGGCCGTCTGGAGGCGAAGGGCAAGAAGAAGAAATATAAAAAAGCGTATGACGCATCCGGCACCGACGAGGACAAGCGCCTGATGACGCACTGGGACATCATCACCGAGTCCCTGAAAATCGTTATCAACGGATCTTTCGGCAAGCTGGGCAGCAAATACTCTAAGCTGTACTCCCCTGACCTGATGATTCAGGTAACGATGACCGGTCAGCTTGCGCTGCTGATGCTGATTGAGTCCCTGCATCTCGACGGCATTAACGTCGTGTCGGCAAACACGGACGGCATCATCATCCACACCAAAAAGCGCAAAGGCGACCTGCTGGACAAACACATCAAAGCATGGGAAGCCAAAACCGGATTCGAGACTGAGGACACCCCATACACCGCGGTTTACTCCCGTGATGTCAACTCCTACATGGCGGTCAAAGAGGACGGCACCGTTAAGGCCAAAGGCGGATTCTCCGACCCGCATGAAGATCTGCGCGTCAAGCTGTCCACCAACCCGACGAACATGATTTGCGTTACTGCAGTCAAAGCGTATCTGAGCAAAGGCACGCCGCTGGAGGAAACCATCCGCGCCTGCACCGACGTCCGGGAATTTATCTCCGTGCGCCGGGTTAACGGCGGTGGCCTGCTGGCGGATGAAGCGCTACCGAAGAAAACCACGCAGAAGGAAATGACCGAGTGGCTGCTCGCCGCTGGCTGGGAAAAGACCGGTCGCCGGACGTTCGACCACTGGGATCACAAGGAGATGGACATCATCGACGCCTATGACATCGTGCGCTCCGAAGTCGGTACCGAGTACCTCGGCAAAGTGGTGCGCTGGTATTACGGCAAAGGCTCGAAAAAGTGCATCGTCTACAAAACCAACGGCAACACGGTATCGAAGTCGAATGGCTGCGTGCCACTGATGACGCTGCCTGACGAACTGCCTGCCGATGTCGATTACGACTGGTACATCGAGGAGGCGAAAGGGATGCTGGAGAGCATGGGCGCGTTTGACGTGGAGTATGAGCTATGACCGAACGCATTCGCGAGAGTAAGCAGGAGAAAAAGGGCAACGATTACGCCGTTTCCCGTGGCTGGATGGTCATGAAATTCGTATCGCCCGGTAAGCGGGCGGTGCCTGACCGCCAGTACCTGCGCACGAAAGATGGCGTGTTCCGCTGCGTGTTTATCGAATGGAAGGCTCCCGGGGAGGAGCCAACCCCACAACAATACAAAAGGGGTCGCGACATCATTGCCGCAGGCGCTGAATGGTACTGGGCGGACTGCCTGGAGGACGTGATCGATGTACTTAAATAAACTGCGTCGCGCGCTGCGCGAGATGCTCAGCAAAATCGAACTGACCTACGACGACTTTCACGATTACCAGCGTGTCAGCGAACAATTCCTGATCGATAACCCGTATTGCGGGCTGTACATCGACATGGGCATGGGCAAGACCGGCATCGCGCTGAAAGTGGCCTGCGACCTGCTGGCTAACTTCGAAGTGGAGAAGGTGCTGATCGTGGCACCGCTCCGCGTGGCAAACCGTACCTGGCCCGACGAAATCGAAAAGTGGGAGTTCTCCGCCCCGTTCCGCTATCAGGTGCTGACCTGCCCGGAAGTGGATCGCCCGTATGCCTGCCAGTCCACCGCTCCGATTCACATCATCAACCGCGAAAACATCCCGTGGCTGGTGGATTTCTGGCGTAAGAAGTGGCCCTACGACATGGTTATCATCGACGAATCCACCAGCTTCAAGGACCACACCACCAAACGCTTCAAGAAGATGCAACTGGTGCGCCCGCTGATGAAACGCCTGGTGCTGATGACAGCATCTCCGGCGGCGGAGTCATACGTGTATTTCTTCGCGCAGATTGGCCTGCTGGACTATTTCGAGACTTTCGGCAAGTTCATCACGAAATTCAAGAAAAAGTATTTCGATTTTAACCGCTACACCTACGAACTGACCCTGCGCGAAGGCTGCGACAAACAGATCGAGGAGGCCATTGCTCCGCTGTGCCTGGTGATGAAGGCCGAGGACTACCTCGACATGCCGCCTCTGCACAACAGGGCCGAATACTGCACGCTGCCGCCGAAGGTCATGGAGATGTACAACACCCTGCAGCGCGATTTCATCGTGACCGTCGGGGATCAGGAAATCGAGGCTGAGCAGGCGGCGTCCCTGTCCGCGAAACTGCGCCAGCTTGCTTCCGGCTTCCTGTACACCACGCAACTGGATTATGACGCCAAAACGGACACGTTCAAAAAGCAGCGCGGGTGTGTGAAGGTCCACGACGAGCGCCAGCAGGAATTGCTGCGCATCCTGGAGGAGTGCCATAACGAGAACGTGCTGATCGCCTATCACTTCAAAGAGTCGCTGGAGGACATCAAAGCGGCGCTTCCGAAATGCGTGGTCATGGACAAAGAGGGCAAGTGCGTGACTAAATGGAACCAGGGCAAGATTAAGCACCTGGTCGCGCACCCTCAATCGGCGGGCCACGGGCTTAACCTGCAGAAAGGCGGTCGCCGCATCGTGTTCTACGATATGCCGGAGAGCCTGGAATACTATGAGCAGTTTGTCCGTCGCCTGTTCCGTCAGGGCCAGACGCACGCCTGCTTTGTGCATCACCTGATTATGAAAGGCACCCGCGACGAAATCGTGTACGGCGCGCTGCAGGACAAGGCGAACGTGCAAAGCCGGTTCTTCGTGGCGTTGAAGGAAATGCAGCGCAAGCAGGTAGCGGAACTCCGCAAGAAAGCCAAACAAACCGAGGACGAGGAATTTTTATAATGGCTGGGAAAAAGCAGATGCCGGTCGAAAAGACCACCGCGGGAGTCGATGAAGCCAGTAAGGGGATCATCTACGAAGGGGCCACCCTCTCGCAACTGTGTGAATTGTTCTCAATGGACTTCCGTACCCTGACCCGGCGATTGCGCCGGTCTGACGTCAAGCCGTGCGGCAAGCGAAACACCTACGACATCTATCACGTCCGGGAGGTCGCCCCCTGGGTGCTCCCGCCAAAGATGGACATCGAGGAGTACATCAAGAACATGCACCCTAACGACCTGCCGAAAATGCTGACGAAAGAATACTGGGCGGGCCTGACCTCCCGCCAGGCGTATTTGCGCAAAGAGGGTGAATTGTGGTCAACTGACGAAATTCAGTCGGCCTTCGCGGAAATCGTCCAGATCCTGATTATGAACTCCCGTGTAATCGAGGATGAAGTGGACCGCAAGGCTGAGCTAACATTACGTCAGCGCGCCCTTGTCAAAGAGTGTATCGATCAGCTGATCGACTCCTGCAGGGACAAGCTGATGTCTCACTTTATCGGTCGCAGGAAAAAGACCCTGGAGGCGGCGGAGAATACGCCTCCGGGCATGGACGAGGAAACTAACTACGATGACGAGGAACTTTGAATGCGTTGAGGACATCCTGCTTGAGATGTTCGAAATGGTGCGCGCGCCTGAGCGTATCACCGTTTCCGACGCCGCTGCTCAGTATCGTAAGGTTTACTCCCCGGGCGCGCCTTCCGGCCCGTGGGATAACGACCTGACCCCATACATGCGTGAACCTATGGATATGTTCCCGTCACGCGAAATCAAAGGGCTGATTTTCGTCGGCCCTGCTCAGTCCGGTAAAACGGACGCCCTGATCCTCAACACCGTAGGCTACTGCGCCAAAGTGGACCCGATGGATATGCTGGTCTACAGCCCGACGCAAAAGGCCGCGCGTGACTTTTCCATCCGCCGTATCGACCGTCTGCATACTCACTCGCCGGAAATCGGCAAGATGCTGCTGGCGGACCGCGACGCCGACAACACATTCGATAAGCGCTACAAGACCGGCATGATCCTCACGATGTCCTACCCGACCGTCACCGAACTGGCGGGCCGACCGGTAGGCCGAATTGTGATGACCGACTACGACCGCATGGACGACGACATCGGCGGCGACGGTTCGCCGTTTGACCTCGCCTCCCAGCGTACCAACACCTTCGGCTCCCTCGGGATCTGCGTGGCGGAATCCTCCCCATCGCGCCCGGTTGAGGACCCACGCTGGATTGCGAAGTCGGCCCACGAAGCGCCACCCTGCAAAGGCATCATCGATCTGTACAACCGTGGCGATAAACGCCGCTGGTATTGGCCTTGCCCGGACTGCAATACGATGTTTGAGGGCGAGTTTAAATATCTGGTATGGGATGGGAAGGACACGGATGACTCGGAACTCACGACGCTGCAGAAGGCGGAAACGGTGCGTATGGTATGCCCTCATTGCGGGGTACTCATTCACCCGGACGAGCGCTACGAAATGAACCGCTGGGGGCAGTGGCTCCCTGACGGCATGTACTTCGATGAACTGGGCCGGATGCGTGGCAAGGTAACCCGCAACCTGACGGCATCCTACTGGCTGAAAGGCGTGGCTGCTGCGTTTACAACGTGGCGAAAGCTGGTGGTCGAATATCTGGATGCCGAGGATGCGTACCGCCGCACGCTGTCCGAGGACTCGCTCAAAAAGTTCTATAACAACAACCTGGGCGAACCGTACCTGTCAAAATCCCTGCTGTCCGTCCGCACGCCGGAAGCGCTGCAGTCGCAATCGCAGCCATTCGCTAAGCGGAAGGTACCGGCAAACGTGCGTTTCCTGGTGGCCTGCGCCGACGTCCAGAAAGACCGTTTCGTGGTGATGGTATGGGGCATCCTGCCGGGTCGCCCGGTGGACATGGTGGCTATCGACCGATTCGAGATCATCTTCTCCGACCGCGAGGACGAGTATCAGCGCAAGCTGCCAATCGACCCGGCGGGCCAACTGGGTGACTGGCATGTGCTGAAACGTGAGGTCATGCAGAAAACCTACCCGCTGGACGGCGACGAGAAGAACCGCCATATGCAGATTCGCCTGACGATGTGTGACTCCGGCGGACGTGCAGGCGTGACAAC